CGTAATGGCCTACCTTTATCATCAGTACCTATATTAAAGGTCTGAATGTGATAGGCTTTATGTTTAGGGCTTTTGAACTCACGGCTATATATAAGGCGGGATGTATCTGCCCCAGATTTTAGGTTAATGATGGTATCACCCATCACCATTTCTACGATTTCCTCTAATCGTTTGCTAAGTTGGTCGTATTCTTCTTGAAACTGAGTGCCTATGTTATCTAGGGTTTCTAGATCTATCTTGACCCCATTGGTTTCAAACTCGACCAATACTTTAAGCATTTCATTCATAAGAACGACAATGTTATCTAAAGACTTATTCTGATCTTGGTTTAGATCGTCTAGCTGCGAAAGATATATCTCTGCACATGCTTTAACGTCAGCCTCTGCATAAGGGATAACAACATCATCCAGGGGCATGGCTTCAAAGCCGACACCTGACTTAAACAGGTCATCGACTAAATCACTTTTCTTTTGTGTAATCATGCCAGAGCATCCTCAAAGTATTCGTGAGGTTGCTCATCACTGGTTGCCATACCAACTTCGATACCCATCCTGCGCTGGGCTGTTTCCTTTAACGAAAGCTTTGTACGTTGCCCTTTAGCCAGGATATACTCATTTATCATTGTACAACGGACTGTAGGCGGGATGGGCATACCCATTGCTGTTAACCATAACACATCAAACTTCGCATTATGGGCCACTAGCACGTCAGCCTCTAACAAAGCCTGACGCAACGGCTCTGGGCTATCAGGAACATCCTTTTCATTATGGTTAAATACTAGATGGGTTACTTCATCTACCGTATCCCAACCTAACCAGCCAAAGTGTGCCGATACGCATTTATTTGCGCAATTGAATGGGCTGTTGTCGATCTTTCCATCAAACCGTTGAACAGTGGTTTCCAGATCTAGTACGAGGGTTTTAGTCATACCTTAAACCCCGCTAACTTAGCGATGATCTTATTTTGATTGAGAATAAAAGCGTTTATTAAATCAAGCTGCTCATCCAAAAGATCTTTTACTTCTGGGGATTGGGCTTTCTTGTATGCTGCCTTATTCTTCTCCAGCATTTCATAGAATTCTTGCAGGTCAGTTTCATTAAGCATCAGCCGACCCCCGCAACTTATGAAGAAGGTCCGTAGGGTTACCGTAAGGATACCACCAGTTTTTACCTATGACGCACCACTTCTTACCCGATAGCGTTGCGAGATATTTAGTATCTATCTCAACACTACCACCACGGTACTTTATGCCCTCTCCACCAATCTCCATGAACTCCAGTAGAAGTTCTAATTTATTTAAAGTTTTGACAGAGGTTTTATGAAAGCTATCGTCATAGGGAATAAACTTCCTTGTGTCGTGGATAGCGTTTTTAACATCCTGTATTGTGCAATCCGATGATAGCATTATGTTCTCCCGTAGAATTTAGTGTTATAACTTTCGTTGTAACGGTCAAAAAGATACCAACAGGCATTGTCCTTACCTGCGGTTTTATCGAACCATTTCACCCGTCCAATGCTCACTATTTTTCTGAGTCTTGGTAGGAAGGGGATGGCCTGTTTTGTGTGAACCCAATCAGCATCAAAGAGCAGCCAGGTAGGCCGCAGATCTGAAAACCTTTCTATCATTGGGTGTAGGATTGAACGCTCCCAGGGCGGGTTCGTTACAATAACATCTGCATTGTTAAGATGATGTTCCTCAAGCTGGGTGGCGTCCAGTACATCGATGCCGATCTTTTGAGGCTCTATGTCGAAGGCACTGACACAGGTCATGCCCATCGTAAGAAGACATCGTATCAATGCGCCATCACCTGCACACGGCTCACAGAACGTCTGGACATCTTGAATAAACGGTCTGATAGGTTCTGCGGCTTCTATAGGCGTTCTATAGTAGTCACGGGGCTTTCTTTCAAAGTTTGATCGTTTGCCCATCAGTCTACATACCTTGTGATTTCGGCTTGTAGATTGCAGATTATTTGCCCGTGCCACCCCGACAGTTTGTTTTTAGATATTTGCAGGAACCTAGTAGGGTCAGGGCCATCATCATCTTCACCAGATGATTTACCTACGCCACAGATCAGATCTGCTTCCGCTGCCTTACCAGTACGGCTGTTCTCCATCATAGAGAAATCTAGGCGTACACGACCCTCTGCTTCTGCGCTGGCTTGGGATACTGCAATGATGGCGCACTCATGGCGTTTAGCTAATTCCCTGGCTTGGCGATATATCTCACGAAGCTTCTCATGTGTACCGCCAAATTGCCCAGATATGTTCACCTTATCCAATTGGTCGATCACCAGGATACTAGGCTTAATGCGGGCTACATATCCATCCAACATATTCATATCCCATTCCTGGGCATCTTTCATAATTAGACGGTCACGAATGGCTAAGTATCGGCTAGAAGCTATGTCAGGGTTAGCCTGGATCTCAGAGGTAGTCATACCTGTGAAGGATTGTATTGCCCGTAGCTTGGTGCGGCGGGTTGCTTCTTTATTAACGATATACAAAACCTTTGCACCTTGCTGACAGAAACCTTCTGGTGCAGCACAAAGGCTAACAGCTAGGGCACTTTTACCTGTCTCAGGTCGAGCAAAGATAATCATAAACTCACTGGGGCCAACACCGTAGACCTGCCTAGACAATTGATTGATGTTAAACTTCCAACGTGCATCATCACTCGCTTGCGCCAGTAACTCATGTAAATCATCTGTCGTGGGGTCACCAAAATCATCTGGCAGGTAATCTTCAGATGTACGTTCTATAAGGGTCTTTAGTTTAGCCATAGCATCCACATGACCTTCAGCCATTTGAATGCCCAGGTTGGTAACATCCCTACCTGTTTCCTTGCGCCAGAGATCAGCAATTACATCCCGTGCTATCTCAGGGGTTAGGGGGGTTTGTTCCCGCACTTCTACTAAAGTGTCGGAAAAGTCTTCCTTCTCAGAGACTGTGGCTACAGGGTTGTTGGTAGCCCATATGGCTAGGATATCATTGGTGCTGATGTCCTGGTCATATTTATCCTGTGCTTGAGCAATGGTTTTATAAACCTCTGCATTGTTACCTGTGAATAATGACTGCCTCATTTTTGTTTTATTTGCTTGATAGAATTCTGAAGACAGTAGCGTCTTCAACAATGCTTTATCCATTTGTGGTCCTTTCAGCTAGAACAGCGTGATGCTGCAATCACTTTATAGAAGACCATAGTAATGGTAATCAAGACAAAAAAAGACCCCAGGTAAAACCTAGGGCCATTTTTCCGTTTTAATGCAGTGTTAACAGATACTTACGTCTGTCGAAATTTCATCTTCTTGAGATCTGGTTGCGTATCCCCTCGACGCTCACGCAAATCAATAGCCGTGTAACCGATGTATTCATTGTTTTTAGCAATGTCATCTATACATTTCTGCAACTCTTTTTGTTGCTCTGCGGCTTCTAAAAAACCCCCGTCTGGAATATCTAGATCCAGAAGCACTAACGCTCTTAACTTCATTGTACACCTTTAAAATGATTGGTTGTTGATAATGCAGTTGTCCTCTGCACGACTCCTTTAGACTGAAACAGTCGGGGGGCCAAGGTGTGGGTGAAGTAAATATGTACAAATTGCAGTGACTGTGCTTGGTCCATAACGGTCACACTTAGCCATAAACGTACAGCCAGTTCTAACGGATTTACCCTTTACAGTACTAATTACATAGGACCACCTATACAGAGATTTTAATCTGTTTAAATGGATATCAGGTATTTTCATGTATAAGCCTCTCTATTTCTTGTAGACTTAGTAGCTTTAAGTCTGACTTAGTTATTCGCATTGTTGAGGGCATATCTAAACCCCGTAACATAGACATTGCCTTCTGCTTTGCATCATTGTCAAGAATAATTATTAATCTTTTATATATTTTTAGGGATTTAATAAGGTTTTTAGTTAAGTTCGTACCCAATAGGGCTACACCTACCATGTTGTTACACCTAGATACAGCACAGGCAGAAGCTGCGTCCTCTACTAATACCGCCGTAGTACCTCTACCAACATGAACACCTGACGTTGTATTCCCATAGGTCCACCACTTAGGTCCGTACCCTTTCATGTTACGTCCTACAGCACCTTCTCTATCTCTTGTATAAAATAGGACTCTATCTTCTCCAGGTGCGTATCGTACCGTGATACTTCCCTTCTCATAGGCTTCATATGAGTTAACCGATTTAAGATATTCTATTGCTTTAGGGTAATTGTTTATAGAAGTGGTCATGGCAGGTATGGGGGTGGTTTTACGTTCTATAGAAGTTTTATTTTTACCCGCCATGTACGCTCTGGCTTCCTCAATAGATCTAGGCCCAGAGTTTATACCTTTAGCATTGCAGCTTGCACGGTAGCAGTTCCACAGAGTTTTACCATCTACTTTGGATATACTAAACTTCCTACGACCACCACAGAATGGACAGTCTATAGATTTATGTTCACCATCAGTAAGATTTATAGATTGTAATATCTGCCATTGATCACGGTAACTAATATCCATCCCACATGCTCCCTATGTATTCCACCCCTGGACGGGGTGTCCGTAGGATACAGCCAATGGTAACTTAGTCAATACCTATCTATGGTATTTTGTTAAGTGATTGAGTTGTAGCCTAACTAATTGAAATCACTATAACTTATTGTTTTTAAATAACTCTCGCAGACCCTGAAGGTCGTAGGTTCAAATCCTACTCCCGCAACCAGTACCAATGATATCAGTAACTTAGCTAGTATCATTGGTTTGGATTGGTTAA